TCCATTTCATCAAGGTGTTGAGGATGTTCTCCAATACCTACTGAATGATCTAGATATATTTCTAATGTTGCTTCTGCTTCTGCGATTTGTGCTTCGTATCTTTTTACTAGTGCTTCAATTAACATTTCCACCTTTTTCTAGCCTGACGTAGTCTAGAATTAGGATCTTTCGCTGCATTTGGGAATTTTTTCATTTGACCTGCGCTTCTTGCACAGTACGACTTACGTCGGTTTGCAGCTTTTGACCCTTTTTTCACTTTACCAGTCACGGCTGTTTTTAGTTTAGAACCGGGATTTTTTCTTCTATAGGAAGCGACACCGGCTCGAGTCATTCCTGCTCCAGACTTTGTAGGTCTGAAATTTTTTTTATTTCTTTTTGGCATTACATCTCCACCTTTAGCAAAGGTAGTTCTTATACCTAAAGTTAATTTTGGTCCATCTTTATCTTTTGAAAATCTTAAACCACCTGAAGTTTTATTTTTGTGATATTGAACATCAAATCCAAAGTCTTTTTTAGATTTAGCTGCTACACCTATGGAAGAAGTTCTATTTGAACGTCTTGCATGTGCATATGGTTTTTTATCTCTGGGATCTATTGATATCCCTCCATGTTTGACAGTTGGCATTATACTAAACCTCCCATGCCCATTTTTTTTCTTTTTGCAAATGTTGCAACGTTTGTAGGTTTTCCACCTGGATTACCCGCTGCTCTTTTTCTGCTGACAGCAGATGCCTTTTGACCTTTTGTCATCCGTGTGGCTTTTGCAAGTGGTACGCATTTCGGGTATTTTCTTTTTGAACCTTTGGCAGATTTTCTTCCACAAGGTTGATATTTTCCATCCTTCTTTGGTGCTCCAATATCTACCCATTTTTGATCCACCCATTTTTTTAAATCGCCCATTAGACCATTCTAGTTTTTTTACGTTTGTTGGACATTACTTTGCCACAACCTCTAGCGATGAATCCACCATCTTTAGCTTTTACTTTTCCTTTACAAACTTTAGATGCATACATATTTGCGTACGCCGAAGGGTACACGTCGAATTTTCTCTTCGCCGCTGCTTTTCCTTTTGGACAAAGTTTAGCCATTATTTTTTAAGTTCTCTAACTATTCTTTTTTTTTCTTGTTTAAGATTTCTTTTACCTTTTGAAGTTTTTGCTTTTTCAGCATCAACTCTACCAAGTTCTTCAAGTCTGTTCATTCTTTTAGTGTTAACATGACCACCTTTTTTCATGTAACCCATTTTGTTTCTAACTTTAGTTGGTAGTTTTTTTAAACCTTTTTTATCAGCGGGTACAGCTTTAAGCATACCACCATCTTTTTTACCAGGTTTCATTGGTTTAGGTTTCATTTGTTGACCATATCTATCTGTAGGTTTAGGTCTTAAAACACCTGGACCTTTAGGTTTGATTACTTTACCACCTTTTTTCATAGCGCCTCTGTCCATAAGTTCAGTAGGTACTCTTTTAGATCTCATGTTTACACCTTGTCCACGTGAATACATCATTGGTCCCGATCTGCCGCCCATACCGCCGCCAGCTTTTTTTACTCTATCTGCTCCTCTTGGTTGAGCAACTTGTGTGTTATATCTTCTATTTGCCATTATTTTTTTCCTCCTTTAAATATTTGAGTTCCCTTTATACCAAAAATACTTGCAACTACAAGTATCCATAAATTAGTGAACCATTTCGGCAGGTTACTAAAATGTTCAAAGAAAGTATTTACCTTGTCCATCGCAGTTGGGTCGTCCGATATCACTGCCCATGCCAGTACAATAATCGGTGCGCTCAATATTCCGAGCACGAATTCGTCTTTATAATCGTTTTGTCTCGCCTCTAAAAGTTTACCTTGGTAAGCTTCTTCGCCGCTAGCCATTTTCTGTGCATGCATTAGTTGTGCATCAGACATAGCCATTTTAGTTTTTTGTTTATTAGCGTAAATCTTGCTTCCTGCTTGTAAAGCAATTTTTGCTAGACCAAACCAAGCCATATTAGTACCAAGTAGCTTTTACTGGTTTCTTATCAGCTCTCATTCTTCTTGTTCCTTTAACATCTACTGTTTGTGATGTTGATGGATCAGTAGCTTCGATAGTAACACCGCCTGTTTGGTAACCATCTTTGCCAACGCCAAGTTCTTTTTCAATCTTAACGTCTTTGTTCATGAATGTTGAACCTCTTTGCCAATCTTTACTCATATTTATCTCCTTGTATTAATTATATCTATTTTTTTCCAAAATTTCTACCAAAATCGTGAATTTTACTCTTGTCTGCCATGCCTTGTTTAGCTAATGACACACTTGCTCTTAATTTTGCTAGTTTTTCATTTTGAACAAGCTTATCTTCTTGATTTTCTTGGTTCATAAGTGCTTTTGCAGTGTCTAAATCAATTCTCTCTTGATCATCTTTAGATTTTCGCTCATTTTCTTTAGCTCTTAAGTCAACTTCTCTTGCTTTTAACTTAATTAATGGATCACCACTATACTCACCCATAATTTTTTGTTCTTCATCCATATATTCTTTAGTCATTTCAGCAATCAATTGTGCTTTTCTTGCATTAATCTTATTTGTTAGTGCTTGAGCTTGCGCAATCAACTGTGGGTTCTGTGGATTTTGTTGTAACATCATTTGCATTTGTTGTGCTTGCATTAATTCTTGAGAAAATTCTAATTGAATCTGTTCTTGAGCCATTAAACTAATTCTCTCTAGTATATTTTTTTGTAATGCAGCCATAACAGACGGTGAATTTTGTACCATATTAGATTGCATAAAATTTAAGTGTGAATCAATGTGTGCTTTGTGATCTTGACCAGGAAAAGCTTGAAAAGGTTTCATACCCATTGCAGCAATTTCTTCAAGTGAAGGATCAATAGGAGTTGGTTGTGCTGGTGGTGGTAAAATTGCATTTACATTTTTAACACCAAGCGCATCATACATAGATCTGTACGCTTGATATAGATCATGTATTTGTGGATTAGTTTGAGCTAATTGTAATTGTGTTTGAGCTAAACTAATTCTTTGAGTTTGTGAAAATATGTTTGGATCAGCAACTGGAATAATATCTATTCTATCATCAAAGTCCTGAACTTTAATATTTCTTGTAGCTCCAACAACATCGTATGGATATACAGCTGGTAAATAAGTTTTAAAAACTTCTGCTAATAATTTGAATTCTTGTTTTAGACCAACGTATAATCTTTTGTGAATCGCTGACATTACACGTGAACCACGTTCTAATAATGCAACTGTTGTACCCACGGCAGCTTGTTGGTTCATATCGCCTACTTGTGAGTCTGCGATAGACGCGAAGCGTTGGCCTGCTTGAACAACTATACCCATTAATGAAAGTAATGTTTGATCGGGTCCTTTAAATGGTAATTGCATAAACTGATCTCTGATGTTTCCACCAGGTGCATCAACATCTCTAAACTCTCCAGGTTGTAATGGTTGTGCATCATCTCTAATTCTTAATCCTCTAGTTTTAAAACCAGCTGGTAAGTTTGCTAAAGTTCCTGCATCTAATAATTGTCTTAAAGCTGCAGTTGCAGTTCTAGTTAAACCACCAATCATGTGAATTAAACCAAAACCATAAAAACCAGTTCCAGGTAAAAATTTAAATTGTACAAAGTAATCTATTTTCTTTTTCATTGGATCTGTTGCTTGATAGTTTCTTCTAATTGATAAAACAGTTTGATTGTTTTCTGCAAACGTTACAATGTAAGGTAATTTAATTCCTGTAGGTTCACCATCTTGATTAACATCTTCATAACCTTCTAGATCTAAATTAGTGTGCATTTCAAAAAGTGTATACTGATCTTCTTGACCGTCTTTTGTAATACCTTCTAACTCTAATTTTTTATCTGATAATTCATTTGCTGTTACAGGAGGTTCTCCTAATTCTACATCTCTATAAAAACCTGCAACTTGTTGTTTTCTTAATTCATTAGCAGAAATTTTAATAACATGTACAATAGCATCTGTGTCATCTAATGATGTTGCTGAATAAGGTACAATTAAATCTTCTGCCGGTACAAATTTAGATACGGCTCTACCTAAAAGATCGTCATAATAAACTTTCTTAAAAGTAGAACCGGACAGGGGTAGATAGAAAAGCATTTGATCAAACTCTGGTTCGTATTCTTTCATCTTATCCATAAGTTGATAATTCATAAAATTTTTAACACGTTTAGATTGTTCTTCTTTTTCAACATTGATAGCACCTAAAATTTGTGTTCTTACTGGACCATCACTTGGTAATAATTCTTTATAAGCTGTTGCTTGAAATTGTGTAACCGCTTCAGCTAGTACAGGGTGATTAACACCTGATGCACCTTTGAAGGGTTCTGTTCTTCTCTCGTATTTGAAACCTAATAATTCTAAACCTTCTCTATAAGATTGTTCCCAATCTGCTCTTGATTCTTTGTACTCTGTGTATTGATCAAAAAGAGTTGAACCTAAAGATTCTAACTCACCATCAGACATGTCTTCTGCTAAATTTGCAAAGTGACCATCTGTGCTTCTATCTGTACTAGTTGTAGGATCAAAAGTAACTTCTGCTCCTCCAGTTTCATCCATAACAACTTCACTTGTGTCTGTTGTAATAACTTCTTCTGAACCGGGAACAGCTACTTCTTTTTCTTGAAACTCTGTATCTTTAACTTCCTCAACTGTATTGGGTAATGACTTATCTATACTATCTACCATATCTCTTTCCTGTTAATTATTTTACACCTTTGACGGCAACTATACCCCCATTAAAGTAAGATGTAAAGTCCTCTGTCTCAATAGCAGGTAGTCCTGCTAATTCTTTTTGACGAAATTCTGGATCTTCTCTCATAAGTTTATTTTTAGCAGCCACATCTGCCGAAACATGATAAGCAGCAAAAAGATCTCTTGGATCTGTAATTCCTGCTTGAACAGCTTTTCCTACATCATAAACACCTATAGCTGTACCTACAAGAGGTACGGCTTTTACTACAGGTTTAATTGCTTTAAAAGCTCCTTTGATCATTGATGGTTTAGGTGGCGAAGGTGGTGTGTTAAAAAGTTGTTTACCTAATTCCGGAGATACTCTTTGAGTTATTTCTGTTAATGTTTCTCTAACACCATAAGGTGTTCTTTTTAATCTTACTTCTAAATTTTTAGGAACATTATTTAAATATTTTTT